AGATCTGATCGTAGCTGACGACGTAGAGACCCCTCAGAGCTGTGAAACACAACTCATAAGAGACAAGCTCAGGGAATCCATTAAAGAATTTGACTCTGTTATAAAACCAGGCGGAGAGATCGTCTTTCTAGGGACCCCTCACACCCAGGACAGTATCTACGCCAAGCTTGAACTAGCTGGCTACTCACCTCGAATCTGGCCTGCCCTATATCCTACTGCTAAAAAGTTAAGAGATTATTACGGAGACAGGTTAGCTCCAAGAATAGAAAAAGATCTTAAAGAAGACTCCAGTCTTGCAGGTCACCCTACAGACCCAGGAAGGTTTGGTTGGGAGGAGCTGGAGGCTCGAAAGGAATCAATAGGAAGGTCAACGTTTAACCTCCAGTTCCTTCTTGATATTAGCCTGTCTGATGAAGAGAGATATCCTCTAAAGTTGCAAGATTTATGTATCTTTAGATTGAACAGAGAACAAGGTCCTGACAAGGTTGTTTGGATGGCTAATGGTGATAAAGCTTTAGATTTACCCAGTGTTGGGCTTCACGGAGATCTCTTTTACAAACCTGCCCAAATCGGGTCTGAATTTGTCGAGTACTCTGGGGTTGTACTTGCGATAGATCCTTCCGGTAAAGGAAGTGATGAGCTTGGCTATGCCGTAGTTGCGTACCTTAACGGAAACTTGTTTCTCCTCGCCTCCGGCGGTTTGAGAGGTGGTTACAGTGAGACCAACCTTAAAAAACTTACACTCATTGCGAAGGAGTATAAGGTCAAAGAAATAATTGTAGAAAGTAACCTCGGCCTCGGTATGTTTAGTGAGCTTCTTAAGCGTTACCTTGGAACCATCTACCCATGCAGTATCGAAGAGGTCAGACATACAAAACAGAAAGAAGCGAGGATTATCGATACTCTTGAGCCAGTCATGAACCAACACAGGCTCATGGTAGATACCGACATAATCGCTAAAGATATTTCCTCCACTGAATGCTACCCAGGAGAAACCAGATCGCAGTATCAACTCTTTTGGCAAATGACCAGAATTACCAAAGAGAAGAACTCGATAAAGCACGACGATAGGCTAGACGCATTGGCGATGGCTGTTCAGTACTTTACTGAAAACATGGCTCTCACTGAACAAAAAGCAATAAAAATTAGAGAGATGGAGCAGTGGGAACTTGAAAGGAAGTTTATACAAGGAGAAGGTGGTCTTAACGTTGGGGTCCTTGGTTACGCTAGAACCCTAGAAGACCTTCAGAAGGCCGCTAGTGCCTCTGTAGGGGGAGCTAACTGGCTTGACTCATAAAAATCTTTTTGAGCTGTCTGAGAGTCTTCTAGACCCCACAGAGATGGTGGGACTCTCTGGTTTTGTACCACCTTGAAGAATGACCATCCAGTTATAATAGTTATAAGAAGCTCTTCTTACTGTTTCTTTTACTGTTTATACTGTTCCCTTTACTGACCCTTTATATACCTACAATGAGTAATTATGACTAGGAACTACCGTAAAGAGTACGACAACTACCAAGGTAAACCTGAACAAAGGAAGAACAGAAGTAGCCGTAATAAAGCCAGAAGAAAGATGGCTAAGTCCGGTTATGCGTTAAAGGGTAAAGATGTAGATCATAAAGATGGAAACCCTAATAACAACAGTAGAAGCAATCTTAGGCTAACCTCTAAGGGTTATAACCGATCTAAGAAATGAGTTTCCCCTGTACACGCTGTTTGATCTGCTGTACAACTATTGGAATACTTTTAGATAATAAAGATCAATTAGATGAGTTAACTCAATTTATGTTGAGTAAATTCCCTTATAAGCCCTTAGAAAACGGTACTTGTTCCCAATTATCTGAATATGGTGAATGTAAGGTATATGATCACAGACCTATTGTTTGTAACGTGAAGTTGATGGCTAAATTAAGAGGTAAAACTGAGGAAGAGTACTTTAAAGAGACAGCTTCACACTGTAATCAGATGATGGATAGATGGGGAGTTGAAAAGAGTTACCGTATTACTGATTACGACTGAAAAGGTTTTTACTTTAGATTTTTGAGCACCACTTTATATTAACGACGGTGCGATTTACCCCCTTGGGGTGCCTTTTCCGGCCTCTTATTGAGAAAGATTCTCAAAAATGAATCTGAATAGATCCTTAAGAGTCTTAAGCTGTAAGATTTCTACTTTTTTATTTTTTTATTTATCCATGACCAAGGCCACAACCAAATAAGAAGATAAATCTTAAGAGTTTATATCATTATGTTAAGACAGCTTAAGGACCTACTAGTCATATCAAGGGATTAGACCAGACTTAGGGAGTTCTAAGCAATTAGGACAGAACCTAGCCAACTTATCCCTTTCTAACTATGGCAACTAATCCTTTTAAAGAGATTAACCCATCAACTGGAAGAGTTTGGAAACTCTCTGAACTCTTCGAGGAGCTTGAGACTGAAAGAGCAGTCTTAAGCAAAACAGATGATGAGAATGCTCTGTTACGTCGTCAACTCTCTAAGGCTCTCAAACAGCGAGAGGATATCACTGAACAACTGCTAACTACTCAGCAATACATCAGAGATATCAAACTTAGATGGAAGATACACAACAAAGAAGCATCTCAAGCTGTTGTTGATGTAGTTAATCTTGGAGCTAAAGCAAGAGTAATAAGCCAGCCTACCTTGGCTAAATTCTCAAACCTTTACGGTTCACTAGCTTCTAACTTTAAGAAGGCTTGAAGCTCTCTCTAAGGGGCCATCAATGGCCTCTTACTGAGAGACTCATACTCTCTCATCCTTTCACTTAATCACCAATGATTAAACGATTTAACCGATTCTTAGAGCATCTATTCCCTGCTCTAACTATCAAAAGAGCTAAGACCTTTAGTGATGTACTAGAGGACAAGACAGGATTCACTGTCGAGGTTGTTGATTCAGATGGCACTCTGTGTTTCTTCTTGATTGATCCTTATGGTGATCCAAGAGAACCAGACCCTAACCATTTAGAGGCTGACTTCTGGGAAGACTTAGACGATATGATCTATGATCTCCAATACTTCGATGGAGCCGAGATCTATGCAGTCTAACTTCAATCCAGATGCTCACTACTTAGCCATTGAGCAGCAGTACTACAGAGAACTAGATGAACAACATCAGTATGAAGTAGCACTCGATCAATGGGTAAAAGGTGAGATTGATTTCAAACCTGAGCAACCTTTCACGGTGTTCATCTAATGAACAGTTCAAAGGATTTCTTAGCTGGCCTTGAGATGATCAAGGAAACAGGAGCTAAGGCAGGCTGGTCTGACCAAATGATTGCACAACAAATTCAATCATTCGCTAAAGACTGGCAAGCTCGGAGAGAATCCGACCTAATCAAACGTCATCCAAAACATGGAGGGGATCTTGACGCTATCTAAAACAAACAAAGAGGCAGTCGATAAGACTGTCTCTCTTTTCTACTCTGACAACTGGGATCTCTACCCAGAGTTTGAACGCATCAAAGTTTTATTTGATTGGTCTGAGAACTTTCAAGGGGCTACTCCTTTTGGTCTCTATCTAGATCTAATAGGATTTAGTCATGAATACTTTGATGTCCCTTGTTGTCCTGTAGATAACTATGAGTTCTCTCACATCCTCGGATATAAAGAACTCTGTATGTTGGGTGATGCTTTAAATGTATTTAGGAACAATGGTTATGAACCAGTCTATAAATACATTGATCACCTCATAAGCACCGGAGACCACGACGATTGAAGGCAGGTTGGTTTCTTCTCGTGATGCTATCGCCTGTTATCATCTCGATTCTTTTACAGCTCATGGCTCAGTCTTAATGACTGGGCTTTTTTTTTATTAGTGAGGATTATAAAATCTAATGATTAGATAAATACTGATAATCATAATTAATAATAAAGCTAGACAGTTAATCATCTTTCTTATTGAGAATGAGAATCAATAGCAAAGTAGTACTAATGTACTATAGTACAAATGTACTAGGTAATACTACCTATAGTACAAATGTATTGTAGTACAGATGTACTGATGAATAGGGCCACGGGGTGAGGGGATCAATACTATCACGGCCACGTGTTGATCCTATTGGCATCAGTGATCTATCCTAAACTGCTATTAGGGTTGATGTAGAACAGTATGGCAGAGCTAACAGCAAAAGAGAAGTTCTATGGACCACTTAAGCAGGTGGCTCAACAATACCTACCTATGCTGATGGGCCGCTTAAAGATCCTTGAGAAGCGTTCAATAGGAGCTATGGATTTCTTGGATGCAGAAGGTGATACATCTCACGAGTACTACTGGGAGTTTGACGAGACTGAGAGGATAGCATCAGTGGCAGAAGCACAGACAGACCTCCACAAAGCAGTATTAGAGGCAGGAACGTGTCAAGCTTTGGTCGGTGCATTTATAGAACTATTACAAGAGGACTACCCAAAGATAAGAGATAGCACGTGTTTCTTCATAGGTCCAGATGGAGAGATGGTATCACTGTATGAGGGACAGAAACCTGATACTACCCGTTAAAACCACAAAAGCTCCCGATTAGGGGAGCT